CTCTATCAAACATCTTCATTTCTTTTTCATGAGTAAGTGCTTGTTGTTGTATTTCTTGTTGTTTTTCTAACTGCTGCATTTGCTGTTGTTGCATTTCTTCTCTCTTTCTTTGTTCAGATGCCATTAACATTTCTTCAGCTTCTTGAACTCCTTCTGCTCTTATAACTTTAATAACATCAGATAAATCAATCTTTTGAGTTTGCATTGCAGCATGAGCTAATTGAGATATAAGCTCTTTAACTTCATGTGCTTTAGATGAGTTAGAAACAAATATACCATAAGAAGAATTATCTAATAAGTCAGCATCTACTGTAAGCATTTTACGAGAAAAGTCATCTAATATATAATTCAACTTTAAGTTAGGATTCTCTGTATAACATACTTTAGCTGTATCTAATAACCTTTCTAATACTGCTCTTTTAACATGATTATGTAATTCAAATACAGGTTCTAATATATGAGAACTTTGAACCATAGTTTGTTTAGTATTAGTAACAGCAGCATTAGGTCCAATTTGACCTTCAGCTTCAGGTGGAATACCAATAGATATACCTGCTCTTCTTTCAATATATTCAGCTAAGTTAATATACTTCTGAATATCAGAAGCTAATGACATATCTATTTCTTTAACAGCATTAGGTATAGAATAATCACCTTTATTACCTTCTTCATTAGGATTTAAAAATCCTATCTTAGAAGACTCAGCAAAGTATAACCATTTCTCTACATCTATACCTGCACTCTCAGGTATCATTCCAATGTTCATCATAAGTATTTTACCTTTATCTGATGCCATTAGTAATTCTATCCTATACATTATAATGTCATAATAATATTGATATGCTTTTACTCTATCTACAAATGATGTAGGTAAAGAGTTAGTAGTATCCATTACTGCACCAATATAAGGAAGTTTACAATTATAAAGATTATTAATGTCTTTAAACTGTCCAGGTACAGGTCTTAAATAAACATAAATATCTACACCTATCTTGTATCCTTCATATACTTCAGGTATCCATTCCCACTTACAAGATATATCTCCTTGTTCTTTATTAAGTGTATAACCTTCATCTACTAATGTTTCTTGTATTTCACCATTAGCATCCATATAAGATAAAAACCCAATCTTTCTTAATGCTTTCCAAGTAGCATGTACTACCCTTACAGTCCATCCTTCATCTTCTTTATTTACATTAAAAGTAAAGTTAGCATCTACAACATGATTCATATTCTGAGTATAGTAAGAATAAATCTTATCTATCTCAGCAGTAGATAACTCATCACCAAAATATTGTACTACTCTTGATGGTGACATCCTATATACACATACTGCCCATTCTCCTTCTTCAATAAATTCTAAATCAGGTGACTTATCATAATCAAAGTAAAGAGGATTAATAACTGACATTGCAGGTTCATTATTTAATACTCCTACCCAATATGCTTCTTTAGCACTAATGCACAAGTGTTTAAATCCTTGATTAAACTTAGTAGGTATATCTTCTTTATTTATCAAATATTCTAATAGCTGATGTGCTAAAGCTTCTGCTGGGTCTTGGTGATCCCTTAACATATATTTCTTTACTTCTTCAGGAGTTTGTGCTTTTAACTCTTCTTCTATTTTTTGTTGTATTTGTTGCTGTTGTTCAGGAGTGAGTTCTTGACCTTGAGCTTCTTCCATTGCCCTCTTTTCAATATCCATTCTTATAGGTTTCATTATTTCTGAAACCACAAAATCTTTCATTCTACTAAACTCTTCTTGTTCTCTTCTTGTAGTTGCTTCTTCATTAACAGCAAATACTTTCCAAGAAAAAGGTCTTTTCATTTCCATACCTAAAAGCATCTTTATTTTAGGAGATATAATATCTCTATTAACAAAGTTAGCAGGTAGTTCTCCTGCTTGTGCCCCAAATGGTTTAGTTACATATTCAAAATCACGAATGTTAATAATATTATTAAACAAGTCATAATTTACTTTCATCCTTTTATACTCTGATACACCATTAGTATCAAAAGTATCTAATCCATATCCATTAAAACCTACTTGTGAAAATGACCTTTTATCTAAAAAGTCTAAGTTATTTTTATACCAATGTTTATTGTCAGCATTTTTTTGTGCTCTTGTTACCCTATGTTTAGGCATTGCAACACTAAAATTACCATCAGAATTAGTTATCATAGTTAATATAGTTAATCTTTTTTAAACCAATTTTTATAAGATTCTAATAATGCAATAGCAGATTTATTCTTATTAGAGTTTTCAGTAAATACTTTTTCACCTTCTTCCTCTAACTGAAACATAATCATCATAAATGCCATTACTCGGTCAAAGTTTCCTTTCTTATTAAATAATATCAATTCTTCTAACAATCCTGGGTCTGATATCAAGTCCAAATTTAATACTTTATTTCCAAATTCATCTACATCTCTTTCTTTTAATAACCATTGCTTTATATATTTAGAACCTGCATCCTTTAACTCACTATTCATGTGAATACCATATATCCTTGCTACTTTAGAATTTTTAATAGTCTTAGATATAACAGCATCAGGTTGTGCAGCTAATAGATGTAACTTTCTATTCTTTTCAAAATATGACTTAACATCTCTAATCATATTCTCATGCATTATTTCTGCATTATAAAGTTCTGCTAACAACTCTACTATCCTATGAGTATCATCAGCAGTTTTCATTCTACCTACATAAGAAGCTACTATCATATCTCTACTATAAGAAAAAGTAGTAACACCTTTATAAACATATACAGCACCTAATGATGCACCTGCACTTTGGTCTTGTTGATAAGGGTCATATCCTATCTTATATAATCCTTTAGGTGCATTAGATACAGGATATTCATATATTACAGGACAACCACTTAAACTTAATGTCTTAGGTTTATAATGCCATACTGGTTCTAATTCATTTCTTAAATCAGGTGTAGCTTTAACCTTACCTTCTTCTTTACTCAAATATACAGGTTGACCTTTCTTATCATACACCTTTTCTCTTTCTATAATATTTAATCTATTTCTAAGTTCAGTAATTGGGAAGTCATTAGTAGATACAGTAAGAAAAGCTTCACTAGGTTTTAAAGGATATTCTTGTACTCTTTTTTGAATAACTCCTGTACCATTAGATGAGTTCTTTAATATCTTTTCTCTTTCTTCTATTTCATAATTTATAGCTTCTTGCCTTAATGAATTACCTTGTTTATCATAAAAACCATCCATGTTCCAAAATACAGGATGGAAAAATCCACACTTTGTATTCTCTGCATTATCATCCCATACATTAATAAATGGCATTAAGTTATAAGTTGCTGGGTCATAAAACATATCAGCAAAATCTACTGTACCACCTTCCATATCACCACCTGTACCAAATATAAGTATCTGTCCTGTTATAAACTTACCTGCTTTCAATGTAGGTTCAGTAGCCATATATGAATCCTTGAGGTTAGGAAACTTACCTGCTTCTTCTAACAGTACATACTTAGCATCTTTACCCCTAGCAGCATCTGGATTATCTTTAAAAGTTACTGCTATAACTTGTGACTGATAACCTTTCTCAATAGCTACACCATTTAACACTTCTTTATATGATGCCTTTCTATGTTCTTGTTTATCAATATAATCTCTATTCTTTCTCCACCCAGTATGCTCATTCAAAAAGTTAAGATAGTCTGTAACCATACCCATAGTTCCTTCAGGGTATAAGTACTTCTTTTCAAAAGCACCAATAATAGAAAGAGAGTTTCTAACACTATTATATATATTAGCTACTTTAGCAGCATTCTTAAATGAGTAACCTTTACGTCTTGATTTACCTACTATAATATGTCTACCACCATCTAAGAACTCATCTTCTACTTTTACTTCTAATTGAAGACTATTAAGTGTTTCTCTAGTTAATCCATTATAAGCTATTTCAGTTGCCCAATAGTAATTATAATCACCATCCCAAAAGTCAGGAAATCCTGCTAACTTCTTTGCCTTTCTACCTGATGCTCCTTTCTCTACCCTCATGATAGGACAGAAGTTCATATAAAAGTAATGGTCACCTGTTATCTTAACTCCTCCTACTTCATATCCTTCAACTGTTCTTTTAAACTGCTCTTCCCAATATCCTTGCCAAGAAGGAGAACCCCAAGGGTCAGGACAATAATATCCATACTTTTCAAAGTGTCTAGCTTCTTCTCTAAACACTTCTGTATTAACCCAAATACCATCTTTGTTTCTTATAGACTGGAGTTTACTCATTATTGTCCAGGAGCAGTAGTTACATATTTTAACCTATAAATAGTATGTGCTATAAGTTGAAGAATTTCATCTAATTGATTTTGAATCCATCCTTCTTCATACATATTTCTTTCTTTAGTAACTTGTGTATAAAGATTCTCCATATAAGACAAAGGATTAGATATAGCACTAGCAGAAAAAGAAAGTGTAAGTTGACCATGTATCCCCATTACTGTTTCAGCAAAAGTATCTAATCTTTCATCTAATCCAGTATAAAAAATAGATAAAGCTTCATGAGGAGCTAATGCTCTACTTCTTTGTTCAATATGAGTAATATGAGCATCTTCTTTAGCTTTAAACAACATAGAAATAAATCCACTACAATCTTTAGACATAGTCATACCCATATCCATACCCATAGGTTTAGATTTCATAGCTCTCATAGATTTCATATCATCACTATCAAATGCTTCTATCAATCTGTTTTTCATAATGTTATATTTATAAATTTTAATAATTATCTTTCAAATGGGTTAATTTCTTTACCTGCCTTTGTTTTAGAACTTTCATAAACTTCTTGTTCCACTCTTTCCTGTAAATCACTCATGGACTTAAGAACTTCATTAGCTGACTTAAGTGCAGGGATAACTTCACTAATTTTATATACAGGTAAACCTTTATCTGTTCTTTCATTAAAATCTATATTTTGAAAAAAGTTAATAGTTTGTTCTACACCACTTTTAACTGCATTAAAATATCTCATAGATGGTGAAGCTTCTTCTAACCATTTGGAATAAGTACTAACTCCTTCCTTTACTAACTCATCAGGTTTCCACTCTTCTATGTTCTCTTTCCATAAACCTTCAATAATTTTCTTACCTCTAAGTTCATTAGAATAACC